AGAACAACGAATAGGCGCAGCCAAGTTAGTAGAATTACAAGGCCGCGCACACCTAGAGAAGCGCTGGGGAGTAGACGAATTGAAAGAAATAATAAAAATTTATAAAAAAAAGTTATCGGAATCAAAATAAAGTATATATTTGCATATAGTTAACACTTAAAAACAATTAGTTATGAAACATTTATTTAAAGCGCTTGCGGCTTTTCAGCAAGAAGTACCAGTGATCCACAAAGGCACTCAGGGTTTTGGCTATTCTTATAGCGACTTACCCGCAATTTTCAAAACAATTAACCCGCTACTAGCAAAACACGGTCTAGGCTTTACACAAAACCTACATACCAAAGAGGGTGAAAACTACATTTGTACTATCATTTTTCACGTAGAGACGGGCGAAAACATGGAAAGTTCCGTGGCTATTCCTAGCGTTAGCCTTAAGGGTATGAATGACTACCAAAGCTTCGGCAGCGGCGTTACGTATTTTCGTCGTTATGCTTTAGCTAGTAGCCTAGGACTTGTTACAGACAAAGACACAGACGCAAGCGGCGAACAAGTAAAAGACGAACCAAAGAAAAAGCCTATTGACCAAAAGCGTTTCAGCGCTGCCGTTCAAGCCATTGCCAAAGGTGAATACACCCGCGAAAAGCTAGAAGCTTCATTCCAATTAACAGATGGTCAAACCGATATGCTCAACGCCTTATGAATGCTTTTAAAATTAGATGCTCGGCAATAGGTAAAATAATGACAAACCCCCGCACAAAGGGGGAGTTGTTATCGCAAACCGCAAAGACATACATAGAAGAAGAAGTGCTGCGTGCGAAATACGGCATTATTAAGACGTTTTCAAGCCGTTACACCGACAAAGGTAACCTAGTAGAAGACGAAGCCATAGAAATGGCAGCAAACGCGCTAGAATTAGGTTTCTTATATAAGAATCACGAACACTTTAGTAACGACTTCTTAACTGGCACACCTGACGTAAACACGGGCGACGTACTTTTAGACGTGAAATCTAGTTGGGATGCAACTACTTTTCCGTTTTTTGCTACCGAAATTCCTACAAAAGACTACTACTACCAGTTGCAAGGCTACATGGAATTGACGGGTAAAACCGAAGCGCTACTAGTTTACTGCCTAGTCAACACCCCCGCCGACATGATTGAAGACGAAATAAGAAGCGCGCACTGGAACGCTAGATTAATAGACGAAAGCCAAGAATTACGCGACGAGGTGTTAAAGCGCCATTCATTCGACCACATACCCGACAACCGCCGTGTGAAGTTCTTTAAAGTAGAAAAAGACGAACAAGTAATAGCCGAAATCAAAGACCGCGTAGAGTTATGCCGCGAGTATTTTAACACCTTATACAATTTCCTATGAAACAAGAAGTAGAAGACCAGATAGTAAAAAGCGTGCTAGCTAAGTACGTAGAACGCTCAAACACGGGGCTAAAGAAATACGGAACGCCGCTAACGCGTGAAGACCTAACGCTGGATCAATGGCTAACACACCTACAAGAAGAACTAATGGACGCCACACTTTACCTAGAGCGCATCAAAAAAGACATAGCGCTAGTAGAAGTAGAAGCCTTTAGCAATGGTTACCGTGAAGCGTTAGGGAATTACCGCGAAACGTTATTAACAAAAAAAGGCTGCGCTTGCTATGGCAGCAACGCAATTCACGAATGTAATTGTAAATAGGCTTTTAAACCGATATTTCATTTTATCGGCTAATTAAACGATAACTAAATCATAATAAGATGAAGTTTAAGCACAAACTTATTTTAGTTTTTTTTACTGCAATTATATTAGAAGCAAACAGCATTGCAGGTTTTAGATTTTTAATGGACAAAAATTGGATGGGAATGGTATTGATGGTATTTGTAAATCCTTTATTGTGTTTGCCTATGAACCACTATAACATTGAAGCTAAAACATTTAAAGAAAGATTGTTTATTGCTTTGGCTTTTGCTTTTGGTTTTGCCGTTGGAGTAGGAACAATAAGACCATTTTTTTTATAACCTTTAAATCAAAATAAATATGAAAATAGAAATCACACACTACGGCCATATAGCCAGCTATGAGTTCGATAACGAAGAAGTTACATTAGATGACTTGCTGTATCACCTACAAAAATTAATTGAGTTGACGGGCTATGGGATAAAGGGCAGTTTAGAAATCATAAAAGAAGAAGAATGAGACCAGACAAAGAATATCTTGCAGCACTTGCCACGATGATAATGGTAACTGCAATAGTAATAATTTTAGTAATCAAGTTAATTTTTAATATATAACCAATGGAAACAAAAAACAACTCAGGATCAATTTTTAAAAACAACTACAAAAAGACGGAAACGCATCCTGACTACAAAGGTAAGTGCATGGTAAACGGTAAAGAAATGGAGATTGCGTTATGGGTAAAGGACACAAAGACGGGCGAAAAGTTCTTTTCAGCATCATTCAGCGAACCATACGTAGCCCCAGAACCTACAAACCCACCCGTAATAGTTAGCGACGACCTACCATTCTAAAAGTTATGAACATAAACGACATAGAATTACGCAATAAGATGCGCGAGGTTTTAAAGTCGCAAACACGTAACCAAATAGCCGAAGAAATCAAAGAAAAGACGGGTAAGTTTCACCCCTTTCAAATACAAAATTTCTTAGATGGTAAAGACGTCGCGTTGTCCACAGCAATAAAACTAGACGAGTACGTAATCAGGCACGAACTTTAACCGCTTAACTACTAAACTAGCCCCGTAATTGGGGCTTTTTTGTTAAAAACTTATTTGAACACGAAACCAAATAGGACTAATTTTGACACATGGAGTTTATTTTTTACGTTTCGTTAGCGTGGTGGTTGGTCAATTTTGAGCCACTACAAATACTTTTAGATGCTATCTTTAGCCGTATTCCTATAAACGGTCTTACAATAGCCATACACGCCGCATTTGGTTGTCCTAAGTGTGTCGGGTTTTGGACTAGCTGGGCTTTAACGGGTAACTTTCTAACGGCAACCCTAATCAGTTTAACGGCTTACGCTTTAGATTTATGCTTACAGAGGCTCAGCAAATAGAAGTAGACCACCTACTTAGTCAATTGATGCCAACTAGGCTAAGCAAAATGCATCTTAAGAAGTTGCAAAAGATAAAGAACGCCGTAACTGGTCAAAATGACAACCGCTGTTTGTGTGCCGCTACGGATCGCGTGAACTATTATAATGAGTTTCTTGTCTGGTATCAAAAGAACGCTTGACGCGTACATAACCGCCAATTACGACGAAGTTCGGGCGTACACTAATCACATGTTGACGCGTTTACGTTTGCATAAAAAGATGGAACTTATAATGGTAAGGTCCGACACGATTATAAACAACGCCTATTTGCACGTTGCAACCATGCCAGACCACGAAGCCGACGAAAACAAGGTAAAAAGCTACCTACTCAACACAATCAAAATGCAAGTTTGGTGGCCTACGTCCGTAAGTAGAAAACAAGACGAGTTGTACTCGCAAGAATTTATACCAAAAGACGAACCCAACGACACCGAAATAGAGCATAAGGTAAAACACGAAGAACTTATAAACTTACGTAAGGCGTGCATAGCTACTTACCTAGACAAATTAGTTAGCCCAGTAGACAAAAGAATAGCTGAAGCGTACTTTGAACACAAACGACAAACGTCTAGGGAAATGGCAGAGTATTTCGACATTCCTAGGACTTCGGCTTACTACATGATAAAAGCCATGAAACAAAAAATAAAGGAAATCGAATATAGTTATAGAAATGGAAAAGACCAGTAAGATAGCCGCGGGCCTTATAGTAGTGTCGATAGGCGTATTAATAGCCCTATGCGAATACAAATACGCTTTATTCATTACGGGCGGTTTTATTGCCTTAAGCGGGCTAGGTATTATATTAGAAACCATAGAAAAAAACGAACCATGAAAATCAAAGACGAATACAAAGGCAAAACGATTATAATTTACGATAGTGTGTTAGGTGAACGCCGAATAGAAGTAGACAAAATAGACCCTAAGCGCTTCACATACTACACGACAATGGGACTAGGCTACCTATTCGATAAAGCGCCAAAAGAATTGCTTTACCTAGGTATTGAACATGAGGTGGCACAGTCGGACGCCGTAGAAGAACCAAAGCCAGTTGTTAAACGCACTAGAAAAAGACGAAAAAATGAGCCAACCAATTAAAGGCGAAAAGAAAGACACGTTTTTAAAACGCTGCATGATTGAGCAAGATAGTGTCGATAGCTTTCCAGATAAATTAGAACGCTCAGCAGTTTGCCGTAGAGTATGGGAAACACACGCCCGCGAAGCCATGACAAAATATGTTAATTCACTTAAGAAAAAGTAGTGGCTTACTATCTTATAGACATGGGTACAAACATGACACAAATAGGCCATGCGGTTGAAGTCGAACTAAAAAAAGACGGACACCACCTTGTCGTATACCTTACAGATATGCCACACTTACTTTGTGTAGAAGAACTAACCGAAGACCAATTTCTAGACCACTATAAAAACACGAAACCAAATGGGAAAAAATAAGTACATAGAAACCCCAGAAAAGCTATGGGAAATGTTTGAAGCATACAGAGAGTATGTAATAAACAACCCCAGAACAATAGACAAAGCATTACAAAGCGGCAAAGTAGTAAAAGAAACACTAAGAGTACCCCTAACAATGGAGGGCTTTGAGCTTTTTTGTATTAAACTAGGCGCGGATTCACACCATTATTTTGATAACACCGATGGTAGATACTCCGATTATGGGACAATCTGCCGCACAATAAAGAAAGCAATCCGACAAGACCAAATCGAGGGTGGCATGGTAGGACAATACAACCCGTCGATAACTCAAAGACTAAACAACCTAACCGAAAAGACGGACGTAACTTCAAACGGCGAAAATATAAACGAAATCAAAATTTCAATTATACGACCTGACACCAAAGAACTAGAGTAATGGATCTCAAAGCAACGGTTGTCTTTGACAAGAATTATAACGCGCTTTACAATAACGAGGCGCGTTTTATCATTAACGAGGGCGGCAGCCGTTCAAGTAAGACATACAGCCTTTGCCAGCTTATCATGGTCTATTGCTTACAAAACTCAAATAAGGTAGTAAGCATAATTCGTAAGACGTTCCCAGCGTTACGGGCAACGGCTATGCGCGACTTTCTAGAGGTACTCAAAGAAGCGGGTATCTATGAAAAGGCGAACCATAACATGAGCGAACACATATACACGTTTCCAAATGGCAGCATAGTAGAGTTCTTTAGTGTTGACGACGAGCAAAAAATAAGGGGGCGCAAACGTCACGTAGCGTGGTGTAACGAGGCAAACGAACTTTTTATGGACGACTTCACCCAGCTTAACATGAGAACCGAACAAAAGCTAATCTTTGACTACAACCCGTCCGATTCGACTAGCTGGCTTTACGAACTACCAAAAGACGAAAGCATCTTAATCAAATCCACGTACCGAGATAACCCGTTCTTACCCGACAGCATCAAACGACAGATTGAAGACTTGAAACGCACAGACGAGGCGTTGTACCAAATCTACGCTTTAGGTGAACACGCTATTTCAAAAGCCAACATATATTCAAACTGGACGTTCTTACCGCACCGCCCGTCAAGATTCACACAATTTGTAATGGGGCTAGACTTTGGTTACAATCACCCCACCGCTTTAGTTCGGATCTATTGGCATGAAAAAGATATCTTTATAGAACCCGTCATATACGAAAGCTACCTAACCACCACGAACCTAATTGACCGCATGGCAGCAATGGACGTCGAAAAGGACATAGAAATAATTGCCGACTACGCACGCCCTGAAATTATAGCCGAAATGAACAACGCTGGGTACAACGTCCTAAACGCAAACAAGGTGGTCAAAAAGGGTATCGACAACATTAAAACCTTTGGCGTCTTTGCAATGGCTGACAAGTACCTAGAAAAGGAATACCAGAACTACAAATGGAAAAAGATAGGCGACCAAATCACGGACGAACCCGTTAAACTATTCGACGACGCTATGGATGCCGTCAGGTACGCGACGACCTACATTAAGCAGCAATACTTTACAGACGACAGTTACTTCGCGTTCTAAATTAACACGGACCGAAAAAATAATATAGTTATGGCACAGACAACAATCGCAAGACCCCAAAGCTTCACCCCAGCTTACAACCCCGTCAAGTACATTATTGATAGTACAAACAAGAACAACACGGGCTTCAAATACATTTTTGACGTATACAACGGCGCGACCCTAATCGGACGCTTTAAAACCCTACCAACCTTTGGTACTGGGTACGGTGAACTTGACCTATCTAGATTTCTAAGTTCTTACGTAAGCTGGGACTTTGACCCGAACGTAACACTTGACTACGACGCGGCAAACAGCTACTACCAATACCAGATAAAGACGGGCGAAGAATACCTAGCCGAATTCACATACACCTCGGCACTTACAAACTCAGCGGGATTTGTACGCGTGAACGTAACAAACACCTTTGCAATAGGCGACCAAATAAACATAGTACAAGCGGACGGCGGTACGGCTAACCCACTTGTAGAGGGGTTACATTCTGTCACCAACTCATCT